AACAGGGGAAACGGATATCTGCCGGGGCAGATTAATATAATAGTAAACCCGATAGCTTATGTGGATGGTGTTAAAAACCTAACCGAGTCCACAGGAGGACGCGGAACATTTAGCACTGACGAACTCAGGGAAAATATATACAACTCACCGGATTTGTTTTCTGTGGCAGGACCGGAACCTGAATATATAGAGCTGGTAAAGAGATACAGCAGTAATATAGTGGACGCGCGGATTGACACGACAGAGGATGCCGTTGTAAAAATCTACGTACTATTGCAAAACGGGAATGTACCAGACAGAGAAAAGCTGAAAGACATCCTAAATTATATCATTGACCAGAAAAAGAAGGTAGATACGGATAAAATAGAAATTCTTGCACCAGAGATTACGGAATATAGCATAGAAGCTACATACTACATATCCTACGACCAGAAAGAAACAGAGGCAGCACTAAAAGAAGAAATAGAAGGCGCAGCGGAAGAATTCCGGGATCATACGATGAAAAAAATAGGTCGTGCAATCAATCCAAATATGATGGTTGCATACATGAATGCGGCTGGAGCGTCACGAATTGAAATTACATCACCTGTTTACAAAGCGATCGAAAAAAATCAGGTTGCGCATTGCGCGAAAATTGATCTTATATACGGAGGATTGGAAAAGGAGTAGAGGATGTACAAACTGGATGATGAAGATACATTGTATATGTCACTGCCACCTAATCTGCAGAATAAAGACACAAGAAGTCTGAGTGTGGCGTTTGCAAAGCAAATGAAAAAATACCTGGCTTATGCTGATCGGCTGAATGTATGGGGGAATATCGATCATCTTGAGCCAGAGCATTACGATGTGTTCGCTGCTTGTATCGCGGCTCCGTATTACAGATCAGATTTCCCGGATGATAAAAAGTTGAAACTGATAAAACAAAACTATAGTGTTCGAAGGTCCGCAGGGACGCAAACCGCGATAGACGCATTATTGGAAAACGTATTTGACGATGCACGATATATCCCGTGGTATGAATACGGTGGGAAACCATATCATTTCAAAGTGCTGCTATTCGATGTGTTGAAAGAGAACAATATCGAATTGATGAGCAATGCGATGAAAAAGGTAAAAGCAGCGAGATCAATTATGGACGCGGTAGATATAGGGCGCATAGCAACAAACGTAACATATTGTGGGGTTGGAAGCTGCATTGCATCGCATCCTCCGGAGATACGCGAAGGATTTTCGATCAAAGGAGAGGATATTGTATCAAAAATACAATCAGGAGTTGAAACGGTCGGGATAACGAAAGAACCAACTATCAGAGAAAATCTCAAAGAGGCTGGGGAAGATATTTCGGCAGAAAGATATGTAGGAGTAGCGGAAACACAGACGGTAAAACAACCTGTTATTCGCGAGAACTACACAGAACGCTCAACTATACAACAGGCTATAGCGAGTAATATACAAGTTGATAGCATACACAAAAATGTAATAAAAGAACAGGAGGGATAAAATATGCCACAACCATTTTCAGGAGCTGTGATGACAAACAATGGCGCAGCATTGCTAACCAGAGCACAGGCAGGCGAAATTAAAATCGAATTTACCCGTATGGTGGTTGGAAATGGAACTTATTCGGCAAGCGAAAAAACACTTGCAAAATTACAGCAGGCAACAAAGTTGAAATCACAGAAAAACAGCTATACACTATCGGACATTGATGTCTATAGCAACTACTCTGTTAAGGTCACAGGGCTCATAACAAACCAGGACCCGGTATCTCATGAAACACTGGTAACGGAAGGATACTATATTAATGAAATCGGGCTTTACGCAAAGCCTTCCGGCGGCGCATCCGATACGGAGGTGCTGTATTCCATTGCAATAACTTCCGGGCCAAACGGCGACTTCATGCCGCCTTACAACGGATACAATCCGGCACAGATTACGCAGGATTACTTTGCTACCGTAAACAATAGTACAGAGGTAACTATTAACACAGCGGGAGCCGCGCTTCTCGCGGAGGACGCGAATAAACTCCGCGATGACACCACGAAAATGAAATGCAAGATCGGCATTGATAATGGTCTGATTTATGTTCAGGCCATAAGCGAATAAGGAGGATAAGAGCAAATGGAAATTGGAGAGAAAATTTACGTGGCCGACAAAGAGACGCAGGACAAGATTTACAATATTCTTGCGGCAGAACCGGTGTGGGGGTTCGTTGAGCACATGGATATTAAAAGCCCTTCCGCTAGAGTAACAGCTATCGGGCTGAATAAGAATTACAAAAATGTTACCAGAAACGGAAGTACCGGCATTGTTTCGTTGAACGACTGGGCGGATCATCCGGTTATCAAGGCCAACAAGCCTTATATGGTAAAAGCGGACGGAACACCGGACTACCGCCTCATGGAAACAGACTACACCAAGAAACTTGATGGAACCACTTCTGATGTGTCTAACACATCATATAATGGCGGCGCTTTCGCTTGGTTCCCTAAGATTTACAAGTATGAAAAGATGGAGGGTAACGATCGTACCGTATTATTCTCTATGAGCGCAAGAGACGGTTATGAGCCTAACGGATTCATTGATCCTTCAAACAATGTTCTGGAAGGCGTTTGGCTGCCTATGTTCTATGGTTCCAGACTTGGAGCAGACGGATCAACTCCTAAGATGGTAAGTTTAGCAGGATTACAGCCGTCGTATAATACAAATGCAAATCAAGAGCGCACAGCCCTGCAGAACTTCTCCGCAAGAGCGCAGTTCCTTGGAGGTCCTATCGTGGAGACAATCATTGATTTTTTAATCATGATTTCCGGAACAACGGATTTACAGATGGCATTCGGGAATGGAAATTGTAGCGGATATGACGCATCACAGGCACCTACATATGGTGTAAAACAGAACGCCGTTGTGAGTGGCGGGCAGTTCTACGGAACAGACGACGGAAAGAGCCTGAATAAGATTTTTCACAGCATCGTTCTTGGAAGTTATCAGCAGTGGATGAGAGATCCGTATGAGATTGTTGTAAACGGACGCGTGAAGGTAAGCAAGAACTACACCTATGATTTAACAGGCGCAACTTACAGCGATACCGGAATCAATGTACCAAATAATATGACATGGGACGGGAACAATAATGCGTTGGATTATCCAACAGAATACAGGACGGTTTCAGGATACGGAGCGATTCCGGCCGGAGAAATGAAAGGAGGAAGTACCGCAACTGGGGGCTGCGATGGTTTGTGGAGACATAATCCATCGACTACGTTCACGGCGGTCGCCCTTCGCTTCGGTAGTTGCAACAACGGTTTGGTTACGGGCCCGCGCGCCCACGATTGGGACGTTGCTGCCGGGGCTGCGTACTGGGACCTCTCTGCCGCCGATCTTCTTTTACCACCTGTCGGCGTAGCCGTTTAGGGGGTCTGGGGGTACGCGTAGCGTAATTCCCCCAGAAGTAGAAAATTTATAGGTTCTACATAAATAACAGGGGAGGGAGCAGGCGTCACTTTGGGCGGTCGCCCTTCGCTTCGGTAATTGCAACAACGGTTTGGTTACGGGCCCGCGCGCCCACAATTGGAACAATGCTGCCGGGAATGCGAACTGGAACATCTCTGCCGCCTTTATTCTATCCAATACTGGAAGATAGACATAAAGCCTTGCGCCCTTCCTACACCGCTGACGGTTGAGACACCGTTATATCCGCAATTATTTGTTTGGTGAGTGAAAATTAACTCGATACAGGGCGAGTGGCAAAGCGGTCGCACCTGCTATTCGTAGGGGATAGAAGAAAAAATGTCTTATAGGAGTACAAATTTTTGAAAAAGTACAAATATCTGTATCAAAGAATGCTGGATGAAAACATCATCCGTAAGGCATATAAGAAGTTGCGAAAAGGAAAGGCCAAGCGCAAAGGAATTATCGCAATAGACGCAAACCTCGACATTGAAGTTGCAGCAATGCAAAAGATGATCGAAAACACAAAGCCGCCAGACGTTCCGGTTGAGAATCCGGAGCTGGCATATAAACCATGCAAGAGGACGCCGAAGATCATCTTTGAGCATGACAAGAAAAGAAAAATATTCATGCCGGAAATACACGAACAGTGGTTGCATCATATCATCGTGCTTATTTTGGAACCGATCATAACAGCTACATCATACCGGTATTCCTGTGGCAGTTTCCCAAAGCGGGGAGTGCACTACGGAAAGAAATATATCATGAAAATATTGAGAAGCGGTAAAGGTATAAGAAACTTCGGGAAGATCGACATCCGACATTTTTATGACAATATCAGAATCAATATCCTGATGAAAGAGCTTGCTATCAGAATAAAGGATAACTGGTTTTTGTACATCATCCGGCTATGCTTAAAGGGATTCAAGAAAGGGATTCCATTAGGATTTTATATTTCACAATGGCTTGCAAATTACATCTTAGAGCCGCTCGATAAATTTATTACAGAGAAGCTGGGCTTAGATAAGTTCGTCCGGTACATGGACGACATGATATTTTACGACAATGCCAAGAAAAATCTGCAGAGAGCAATTGCTGAAATCAGGATCTTTATCGGACACAGGTACCGACTGAAACTGAAAGACAATTATCAGGTATGCCGTTTCTTTTACGAAAGCAAGAAAAGGGAAATCGGAAGACCGCTTGATTTCATGGGCTTTCAGTTTTACAGAAACAAAGTCATTCTTCGGAAAAACATTATGATAGCAGCGACCAGAATGGCAAAACGGCTTGCGAAAGCAAAAGCAGTAGGCAGGGGCTATTATGCGAAACATGTTAAATCTATGCTTAGTTACGTGGGCTGGTTTGATTGTACAAACACTTACGATTGCTACACTAAATACGTCAAGCCACTTGTAAACATAGGCAAGCTAAAAAAGATAGTATCAAAATTAGATAGGAGGAAAAATCGAAATGAAACAGTGGAAAAAAGAACGTTGCAGTACGCGACCTAAGGAACTGGAGCTTATCGCGCATGGTGTATATATGCAGCGCCGGAACATTGAGGCGGTAGAACATGAAGCCACAGAAGAAATGGCAGAATACACCGACTATGTGTGCGATAGTAGAGAAATTACCGAATCGGAGTACGAAATGCTCAAGAGCATTGAAAGCATCAATACCGATAAGGCAATCGAAGAATACACATTGCAGCTTATGCAGGAAGGAGCGATCTAACGATGAGTACATTAGCATTAGTATTTAAGAGACTTTACTCAAAGGGAGAGATAACGAAAGAAGATGTTGCAGAGAGAGTAAAAACCGGGAAGATCACAAAGGCTGATTACAAGTATGTAACGGGAGAAGATTATGCATCATGAACATATAGATCTGATACAGGTTGCGGATTTGCAGAACGATATTATAAAAATGCAGTCCGATGTGATTGACAAGCTCTACAGGCAATTGTGCCAAATTCTGCCGGCAAGCGCACTTGATGTATTGCCACTCTATACTATGCAGACGGCGGCAGACGAACGAAAGAAATTGGAAACCGAATATGGTGAATAAAAGGAGGAACAGAAAGATGAAACAGGCATTATGTACGATGATTGGATTGAGTGGATCAGCGATTGCAGCAACATTTGGGGGATGGGATACAGGATTGATTACACTGGTTATATTTATGGCGCTGGACTATGTATCTGGGCTTGTGGTGGCTGGGGTATTCCATGCTAGCACAAAAACAGACACAGGAGCACTGGAAAGTCGAGCAGGATGGAAAGGCTTATGCCGAAAATGTATGACACTTGTGTTTGTCCTGGTGGCGTACAGATTAGATTTGGTTATAGGGGTAGATTACGTAAGAGATGCGGTGATTATTGCATTTATTGCAAATGAGACAATTTCGCTGGTTGAAAATGCTGGGTTAATGGGAGTTCCACTCCCGAAAGTGATCAATAATGCAATCGACATCCTGCAGAGAAAAGGAAGTGATAAACATGGCAATTAAGGCAAAAACGTTGCTGGCGAACAGGAAGAACTATGGAAACAAGAGAAGCCTGTCAACGATCAGATACATAGTGATCCACTATACAGCCAACGATGGCGATCACGATGAGAATAATGCGAACTACTTTAGCAAAAATGTGGTAAAGGCAAGTGCACATTATTTTGTGGATGACGACTCGTACACAAAATCTGTCCCGCTATCATATGTTGCATGGTCTGTCGGGGGGAAGAAATACCCGAATTGCAGCAAGACTGGAGGCGGAAAATACTATGGCAAGTGCACAAATGCAAACTCCATCAATATCGAGTTGTGTGACACTGTAAAGGACGGAAAAATTATGGCCAGCAAGCAGACGGCCGCGAATGCGCTTGCGCTTACGAAGAAACTTATGAAAAAATATGGAATTGACAAAGCACACGTGATCAGGCACTTTGACGTGACGGGAAAGCCGTGCCCGGCATATTGGGTGGATGATGCAAAATGGAAAAAAGAATTTTGGAACAAATTATAATACAAGGGGCGGCGAAAGCTGCCCCTTATTTTGCACATTAAGCTAAAGGGAGAGGTGGTGGAAAGATTTGACAGAGCGTGTGAAAGTGTCGGTATAAGTAAAGCTGCGCAGCTAACGAAAATGATGTTGGAGTTTGCGGAAGAAGAAAATATGTAAAAGCACGTAAATTAATTTTTGCTTAATTAAAAAAACAGAATTAAAAGGACTTAAAACGAATTGTCAGATAATAGTGGTATACATGTGGGCTACAAAAAATGCCGAAAACCGCAGAAATAAGCGAATAAATTTTAAGCAAATGTTAAGATAATATCTCTCGACTGTTTATAAATTCTCATTTATAATAGGTCTATCAATTATTTTTTCAGCAGGT